GTTACTAATTTGCCATCTTTGTCAAATGCTCCTTTACTATCTTCTATTGTTATTACGTTTGAATAAGCAGAACGAATTGCTTCATGGTCTAAATAAGCCATTATCCACCTACCTCCATTAAAGTAACATTTGATGAAAGAAAAGCATCTTGAAATCTATCAATAATAGTATGTGCTCGATTTATATATATGGTTGCAGTTGCTGTTTGGCTATGAAAAAACCTAAAAGAATAAGTAGTTGCACTTGTAGTGCTAGGTGTATCTAAAAACTGAAAAATTATATCTTCAACTACATCATCCAAACGTATGTCAACAGAAGAAGCAGCACGTGAATAACTACCACCACCTGTATCTCCTTGTGCTATTTCTGTGCTATCTCTAAATGCTTTTAAAAATACTCTTCTAGTATTTACACTAAAACCAATAGCAACTTTGGCTGTTATAAGAACTTTGCTGCTTGTAGCCGAGGGTGTAATTGAACAATTAAGTTGTGAAGGTGCCCATTCAGCACCAGAGGCAGTGCTGTTTGAAACTCTATCACTATAATGGGTTTGAACAACTTGGAGAATCTTACCATTACTTATACCAGTACCAGAAACACCGCTATTGGTAATCTGCATACGTTCAACACCACCAGTTGAAAACTTGATTGTGTCAGCAGCAGGGAAGCTGATACCGCAGTTTGAATCAGTCCCAGTTAAAACTGGAGCCGAAACAGACCCCTCAACTCCAGAAATACCAGTAGTGCCGTTAATATTTAATGTCATAATTAAAGAATAACAAGGATTGCACCAGATGGCACAGTAATCGTGACACCTGAGTTGATTGTAGGACTTACTGTATGTGCGTGTTTATTTGAAGTTAAAGTGTAAGAAGTAGTAACTGTTTGATCTGACTCAAAAAACACCTCATCACTCCCTCCCCCTGTAGCTCCAGCACCGCCTCCCACAGCAGTAAATTCAGATCCGTTATATATTTCAGCAGAAGTGGTCGTACTATTGAATCTAAAATCTCCTGTTGATGGTGAACCAGGTCTTTGTGCAGTAGTTCCAACAGGTATTTGTAAAGCTGTTGTGTAATTATGTATAACATCTCCAGTAAATGTTGCTCCTGCAACTGGAGCTAGACCTAAATTTGCCTGTGTGACATTACCAATCTCAATATATCCATTATTACTTGCATTTCTCAGCTTAAGAAGATTTGATGTTGTATTAACTGATAATTGGAACGCAACCTGTGTACCACTAGGATCTGCTGATCCACTATTTAAACTCTGTATGGCAGCAAAAACATTATTGAGGTCGGTACGAACTGCACTTCCCGTTCCATTATCTATTGTATAGTCTGTGACTTGTGCCATTTAAAAAACTACCTTGTGCATATTCTACCCTCCTTTACCAAATCCGACAGCCTGATAAGTGAAATTTCTATCAATCGAAGCATTTGATGAATTTTTGAAGTGAACA